TTGTTTTAAACCCAGGTGATGGTTTTTCTTCCTCTTCCATCGCGTACCCAGTACCATAATCCATATCGGGTTCGTCGTCGTCGTATTCACCATAATCAACGGGTGCCTCTGGTGGAGGCGCAGATGGCTGTGTCTGCTTGTTTGGGTTCGCAAAAGAATCAATATCTTCCTGGAAAACTTGTGGTTGTGGTGCTGTAAATTGGGTTTTCATTTGTGAAACTTGTTTTTTTACAGGCTGGGGTCTTTGTCGAGGTCGAGGAACTTCAATTTCAATTTCGTTCATCAAAGCCTGTTCGTTATCATCAAGTTTCATAACATTAGTATCTCTACGATCAAGAATAATTTCACCGTCCATTACTCTTTATGTTGAAACTATTCTATTCTCTTTAACGCACTTTATAAAAAATGTTGATCCAATATAAATGAAACTTAACGCTACAAATAGAAATACGATCAGGGCCATTGTCATTGTCATCGCTTTATTATGTGTTCTCGCCATGTTGCGTACCAGTGGGTACCAGGGTAAAGAGGTCGAAATCGAAACGATTAATACGGGTTCACTCTTTGATATTCCATCGACCGAAGAATGTTTAGGTAGTGCCTACTATTCCGACAGTAAAGGCGGTGTTTGTGACGGTCAAAAACTTGTACGAGAACAAGCGAGTTATAAGATGAAGTAAAATCTCCAGTATATATAAATGGCTTTAGTGACTAGTCAATCTACTTTACCTGATTTTGAACATGAATATCATACGATTACGGTTGATACCATAGGTCAGGCGAGTAAAAATACGTTCACGGTTCATCTTCAACAAACACTCGAAAATGTCGTTCAAGTAAGACTTAATGCTGCACAAATCACAACCACAGGTTCTAATGTATGTTACATTTCAATAAACGAACTCGATACAAATTACACCCAGAGAACATCGAACGTATATGGATACGAAGGACAAGCGAGTTTATCAAAAGTAAATAATTCGTTTGGGAGTTTGATAAGTGGTGGTGGTGCAGTATCACAAATTATTTTTAAAGATAATTACCCAGTCGTACAACAATATTCGACGCCTATACGAAAAATAGATAGATTAACAATTCGTTTATTAAATCAAGACGGCGATACTATATCGGGTACTGATGATAACTTTTTTATTTTTAGATTCGTGTGTAAACAAAAAAATTTACCATTCCAGGAGAGTGGTAAATAGCGCATATTTTTAACCTTTTCTTATTATAAAATGTCTTCTGGTATTGTTCAACTCATTGCGATTGGCGCTCAAGACGAACACATCATGGGTGAACCAGAAATTTCTTTTTTTACATCAACGTTTAAAAGGCATTCTAACTTTTCACAGTCCGTAGAAAAACAGACGATACAAGGGTCTGTGAAAGGCAATTCCATGTCATCCATTCGATTTGATCGAACGGGCGATTTATTAGGGTACACGTACCTCACTATAGATAATAATACACAGGCACTTGATATTCAGAGATGGGATACACTTATCGATAAAGTTGAACTTCTTATTGGTGGTCAGGTCATAGATACGCAAGACGCCATATTTACCGAAAAAATAGCTATTGATACATTTGCAACGAACGTCTCAAAAAGTGCGAATGGTACACACCCGGGTATAAGTGCACGTTCGTATTTTTATCCATTTAGATTCTTCTTCTGTGAAGGTCCACAATGTGCTTTACCCATAGTCGCTTTACAGTACCATAACGTCGAATTACGTATACACTGGGGTCCAGATGCTGGTAATTATAATTTTGAGTGTTATTCAAACTATTATTATTTAGATAACGAAGAGCGTGGTAACCTCGTTTCTCGTAATCACAATCTAATCATAACACAGGTTCAAAAAAGTATTCCATCAAATGAACTTGTTCAAGAACTGACGTTTAACCACCCAGTTAAGTATCTCGCATCTTCAGATACAACAACCGAAGGTGCTTTAACGTCTACAACCAATAAAATTAAAATTGAAATAAACGGTTTAGATATTGGTAATTTCAAGTGGGCAAAACCACATTTCATAGACGTTATGAACTATTACCACACAAACTTTGTCACTTCACCTGATTTTTTCTTATACTGTTTTTGTTTATCAACGAGTTCACTCCAACCGACAGGAACACTCAATTTTAGTCGTTTAGATTCAGCAAAGGTCGTGAGTCAGTCCATGGTCATTTCAGACCCGATATACGCAGTAAACTATAACATACTTCGTATCGAAAATGGTATGGCTGGTCTCATCTACGCAAATTAAAATACGTACCTATATTAAATGGTTAAAAACATACCGACCATCGAGCGGTCTACCAAAATCCGGTTTGGTAAATACGCTACGGACGACCAGGGCGAAAACACGATCGTATTCAATGCTTCAAATGCAGCTATAGATACATCGGTTCCAGGGAGTATTTACATGACACCTTTACGTTCGGAAGATATAAGAAATCCCGATGTTAAGATTTTAACGTATAACCGAACCACAAAAGAAGTTTTAGATTCAAATGTAACTTCAGATGATATTTTTTCCATGAACTTAGAATTTGTAACGAATAATGATAACGTTACATCAAATACGGTTCGTTTTATAAATGATACGACCGCGTTTGTAACAACTGGTAATGTCGGTATACATAATACAAGTCCTACACACGCACTCGATGTAGGTTCACAATTTCACGTAACCAAAGATGGTGAAGTACGCGTGGGACCTTCTATTTTAATAGATTCTAATGCAGATAATAAAATTCAAGTTTCGGGTAGAATAAATACAGATTCTATCACTTTAAGTCGTATTGGTTTATCTAACGATAATCCAATCATAACAGGTTTAAGTTTAGGTTCGAATACGTTTTTACGACACCCAACTGCATCCATAAACACATTTAGTACCACGGGTAACGTAAGTGCGGCATTTTACCACGGTGATAGTTACTTTTTATCAAACTTGAATTTAAACAATATCGTTTTACAAGGTAATACAACCGCTTCTAGAACAGTTCAGTTTAACTATGCAAATGGTCCAGCTTTGATTACGAACGGTAATGTTGGTATACAGAATACACATGGTATACACACGTTAGATGTTGGTTCGAACTTATTCGTAGACGATAAAGGTTCAAATAAATTAGTTGTGACTGGTAATACGTTCACATCGAGAAAAGCTTTGATTGGTTCAAACGTTACTATAGATACACTAGGAACCAATGCCATTGAAGTTACGGGGAACACGTATACCTCGAGAAAAGCTTTAGTTGGGTCGAATGTTACTATAGATACATTAGGGTCTAATGTCGTCGAAGTTACGGGGAATACATTTACCTCGAGAAAAGCTTTGATTGGGTCGAATGTTACTATAGATACTTTAGGATCTAACGTCGTCGAAGTTACGGGGAACACGTTTACTTCGAGAAAAGCTTTAATTGGGTCGAATGTTACTATAGATACTTTATGGTCAAACGTCGTCGAAGTTACTGGGAATACGTTTACCTCGAGAAAAGCTTTAGTTGGGTCGAACCTTGTTATGGATACACTAGGATCTAACGTCGTCGAAGTTACGGGGAACACGTTTACCTCGAGAAAAGTCCTCGTTGGTTCGAATGTTACTATAGATACTTTAGGATCAAATGTTATCGAAGTTACGGGGAACACGTTTACTTCGAGAAAAGCTTTGATTGGTTCGAATGTTATTATAGATACACTAGGAACAAATGTCGTTGAAGTTACTGGGAACGTAAACGTATCGAATTACACAAAAACAGACTATATTACCGTACAAAAAGATGCTCATATAAAAGGCAACCTCCTTGTCGAAGGTACGACAACAACTATAGATACCACAAATACAACATTTGAAGATGCCGTTATAAGTCTCGCAAACAATAACGAATTCGCGACTACAGATATTGGTATTATCATGAAACAACCCAACAATAATGCAAGTCCAACGGTAACTTTTAGAGGCGACGAAAAAGAAATAATGATCGGCTACACACTAAACAGTTCTTTAGATACCGAAATTACACCCGATTTGGCGAACGTCATAGATTTACACGTCTACGGTAACGTAATAGCACAAAACAACATAACACTTACATCGGGTGAATTAACAGCCATTACACTAAACGGTAATGTTATTGGTAATAATGTAGATGTTGTTACTCTAACGGGTAACGTTATTG